AAACCCTGAATTTTTGCCTTCCAGTGTGCTTTAAACCGTGTTTCTACGGTTATAATAACTTCTACGAGCATTTTGTGGCCGATGAACGCTATAAGGGCTTAGCGCCCGTAATAAGCTATTGGGCAACTTTAATCACTTGCGATATTGCGTCGTATAATATCGGTTACTTCTTCATCTGTTCCCCTGTTGCATTGGTTGTTGAAAGAGCTGTGAAGAACAGGGTCGCCCCTTGGGCCGCTCCAAAACTATACGACATGGTGTGTAAAAATGAATATTCACTGTAAATATGATTCATTAATTAAATGCGGTTCACTAAAGCCCCATCCCAAAAATCGGAATAAGCATCCGGAAGACCAAATTGAAAGACTTGCCAAAATCCTTAAATATCAAGGAGTTAGAGCGCCAATTGTTGTATCAAAACGCTCTGGAAAGATAGTTAAAGGACATGGAACGCTTCAAGCCATTAAGCAAAATGGTTGGGAGGAAGCTCCGGTTGTTTATCAAGACTTTGAAGATGATGACCAAGAATGGCTATTTGTGCAATCGGACAACGCTATTGCCATGTGGGCCGAACTGGACCTTAAAGGTATTAACGCTGATTTAAGCGAGCTAGGACCCTTTGACATCGATTTATTAGGTCTGAAGGACTTCACGGTCACGCCCGAGGAAAAGGATTTGGGCGATGAGGAAGCGACTCCCGAAGTTAGAGAAACCGATATTAAGTTGGGAGATTTGTTTCAATTAGGTGACCATAGGCTTTTGTGTGGGGATAGCACTGACAAGGCTCAAATTGAAAGACTGATGAACAATGAAAAAGCCGACATGGTGTTTACTGACCCGCCATATGGAATGAGTGCAGTATCAAAGTCGGGCGTTCTTTCAAAAAACTATTCGGCCGACATAATGAATGATCATACTTCTGATGTGGCCAAAAACGCCTATCGTTTGTGTACAAAGATTGGTGTGCCAAAACTTGTTTTTTGGGGCGCAAACTATTACAGCTCCGCATTGCCAGATGCCACTTGCTGGCTGGTTTGGGACAAAAACAACGGTCAATCCGATCAAATGGACTGTGAGCTTGCGTGGACTAATTTTAAAGGAGTTACTCGACAATTTACCAAGGCATCCGAAAAAACAAATAGAGTACATCCAACTCAAAAACCTGTTGAATTGATAGAGTGGTGTTTTGATCGGTGGGATGCAGGAAATGTTGTTGATTTGTTTGGTGGTTCTGGCTCAACTTTAATTGCTTGCGAGAAAACAAACAGAAAATGTTTTATGATGGAGTTAGACCCTCAATACTGTCAGGTCATCATTGACCGTTGGGAAAAGTACACTAACAAAAAGGCGGTAAAGCTTGTCTAAACGAAAAGTCGGTAGACCACCTAAATGGACAAATGTAGATTTAGATCAATTGCGCCAATGCGCCCAAAAGCAATGGAACGATAAAGAAATTGCTGCTCATTTTCGCATTAGCGTTGATACTTTAGACCGGCATTTTGCCGAAGAAATTGCTGCGGCTAGGCAAACGGGAAAAGCAAAATTAAGAGATCTGCAGTGGAAAAGAGCGTTAGAAGGCTCAGATACAATGATTAAGCACATGAGCGAGCATTATTTAGATCAGCACAGCAGGTCTAAAGTAGATTTAAGGCAAATACCTGATGAGCAATTACTCCCAGAAGTGGAGCGAAGAATAAAAGATGCCGAGTCATGAAGCGTACGAAAAGTTCGTTAAAATCAAACGATCAAAAACTTTCTCGCTTGAGAAATTTTGTTTTGGAAAACAGCTCGCATTTGTCGAAGACCCAAGCCCTTTTGCAACGGCTGTATGTAGCGTTAGAGCAGGGAAAACCGTCGGGTGTGCGGCAGATTTGGTTCACACTGCACTCGGAAGAGCAGGAATCGTGTGTTTATACATCACTCTTAATCGATTATCTGCTAAGAGAATTATTTGGCCCGACCTAATAAAAATAGTAAGAGAGTACAATCTTGGAGGCAAAATTAATGAGTCAGAGTTATCCATTACGTTTCCGAATGGCTCGAAGATTTATGTCAGTGGTGCTAAGGATAAATCAGAGATTGAGAAATTTAGAGGTTTGGCTTTGGCGCTCTGCTATATTGATGAGTGTCAATCGTTCCGCTCGTACATCCAAGAGCTGGTTGATGAAGTTATCGCCAAGCGATTGTTTGACTACGCTGGCCGTTTACGACTTATTGGAACTCCCGGTCCAGTCCCGGTTGGATATTTCTATGAGTGTTCTGTCTCAGATCAATGGTCCCACCACTACTGGACCATGTTCGACAACCCCTGGCTCCCAATCAAATCAGGAATGTCGCACGATGAAATCCTCCAAAGAGAGCTCGACCGTAAAGGAGTCACTAGGGAAGACCCTGCAATCCAAAGAGAATGCTTTGGTCGATGGGCGTTTGACCCAAATTCTCTCGTCTTTAGATACAACGATAAATTAAATGACTTCACAGAACTTCCCGTTATAAAAGGCGAATGGAGCTACATATTAGGCGTTGATATTGGATTTAACGACGCCGATGCCATTGCGGTAATAGGCTGGAATGAGAAAGCTAAGGAGGCTTACCTTGTCGAAGAACTTGTCAAAAATAAGCAAGGGATTAGTGAACTTGCTAATCAACTTGGAGAGTTCATCAAACGCTACAATCCGACCCGGGTTGTTATGGATACTGGAGGACTTGGAAAGAAAATCGCCGAAGAAATTAGAATACGCTATGCGCTTCCAATCTGTGCGGCTGAAAAGCAAAGAAAGTTTGAATACATCGAACTCCTCAATGACGCGCTTAGAACAAAGCGATTTTTTGCCAAAAGGACATCCCGCTTCGCTGAAGACTGCCGCTTGGTGGAATGGGATCGTGACAACAAAGACCCAGAAGGAAAGCTAAAAATCAAAGACACCTTTCACTCAGACATCTGTGACGCAGTTCTTTATGCGTTTAGAGAGTCATGTCACTGGCTTTATGAAGCTCCCATACCTGACATAAAATCATATACCGAAGAATGGTATAAAAAAGAACAAGAGGATATGTGGAATCAAGCTTGGGAACGTCAAAAGTCTCAAGAGGATGATGAAGAGAATTATTATTTAAGTTAAAAAGGCTATCGACCGTCTGAAATAGCTTCTCAGACCAATTTGGGGAAACCGTGGGCAAAACGCAACAAACCCAAGCCGATAGCCCTATCATGTGCTCGTAGAACCAGTCTTAGTAAGAGTCTTTTAAGCTGTAAAGCAAAAATCTAGGTTTTTTTGGCCGAACTAAACAAGTTTGTAGCGAAAAACGATAAAATTTAGAAAAAAGAGGTAAATTTTGTGGAACATGATGAAGAAATGCATCCGGGCCTTCACGCAGCTGCCGAAGAACTTATTACTGCGGTTAAACGAAATGACGCTAAAGGCGTCGCAATGGCTTTTGAGTCTGCCTTTCAAATCCTTGAACTCGGTGAACATGAAGAGCATGAGCATGAAGAAGAGGAAGCCGATCATGAAGAAGGCGAGGAGGAATAATGCCATTAAAAAAAGGAAAATCCGAAAAAGCGTTTGAGCACAACGTCAAAGCTGAGATGCACGCTGGTAAACCACAAAAACAAGCTTTAGCTATCGCTTATTCTGTAAAAAGAAAAGCTCAACACAAAGCACACGGGGGCGAAGTGAAACATATTGAACAAAAACAAACTCATTGCGAACATTGCGGTCAAATGATGGCTCATGGTGGAGGCGTTGAAGAAAAAGAAGCTTCTCACATCGGTAAACCTATGCTTAATGCTCCAAAACCTGGGGAGCCTACAATGAGACACGAAGGTCATCCACAAAGTGAAATGGATAAACTTGCAAAAGGTGGAATGGCGCATTGCGCTCACGGTGGACCCGCTCATTGTATGCATGGTTGCTATGCTGAAGGAGGGCACGTTGAAAATGAAAAGCTGCACCCCGAACACGAGGAACATGTAGATGCGAGATTAAAACACCAAACCGCCGCTATGCGAGCGATGGGCCACTCCCAATCTGAAGATGCAAAGCTTGCTCATGGTGGTTCTGTAGTTGATGAAATCATGCACGGCAGAAAAAAAATGGCTCGTGGTGGCATGGTTCAAGATGAAGAATACGATAGAGACCATGAAGATTGGTTTAAATCTAAGCAAGACTTCTCAAATGTTCATTATGAGCACGACCCAGAACATGAAGAACATATGAACCCAAACCCAAGCGATGATGATTACGGGCTTGTTGGTCAAATCATGAAAGAAAGAAAGAAATATAGACCCAAATGAATGATTTAAAGCATCTTAAAGACCTACTTAAAATACTTAGAGAAAAGGGCGTTTTAGAATTTGAGTCGAATGATTTAAAAATAAAACTATCTGAAGAAGCGCCACAATCTAAATACAAACAGAAACAAGATGCGGACCTTGCGGAAGAAAGAGAATTAACTGAAGAAGAGTTGTTGTTTTATTCCGCAACGCCTCCGATTGAAACTGAAACAGCATGAGTTTAAAAACTACAATTAAAGA